TGCCGGGAGTCGTGGAAGGCGATGCGGGTGGAGCGGACGTAGCCACGAGGTTGACGTTGTCCCAGTAAACCTTGTCGCCGGGATTGAACGCGCTGCCATCCTTCGCGAGGTCGTAAACTCCCCACGTGACGATCTCCAGCGACGCGCCCGAAGCCGCGCTGAAGACCGCGACGCCGAAGATGTTTCCGGCAAGAACGCCCTGCCCGGTAACGACCGTGTAGGGCGCAGTGACGGTGAGGGTTTCCCCTCGGTGTACGTAATTCTGCATGATCTGTTCTCCTTTTTCCTGTTGAGCTTTCTATGCGCCCGCGCTCTTTTGCAGGCCGCGATAATCGATTGCCGCCGCGCCGAAGTCCATGCGTGCTTTGATCTCGACGCCGTCCACTTCGAAGCCCTGCCGGGTCTCGATGTACACGCCCTGCTGGCCTTCGAGGTAGCAGTATTCCAGCGTGTCGATCAGCGCGGGATCGGTGAACAGGAACCAGTTGGTCGCGGTGCCGGTCGAGTTATCGAGACGCGGCTCAACAACCGGAACCAGCGAACGGACCCACTCCGGCACCACCTTCGTCTGGTCCGACGAGGCGATGTTGATCGGGTAGATCAACTGGAGGGCGTAGGTTTCGAGCGACGGAGGCACCGCCATGAAGCGCGGCACCAGGTCGAGCGGTGTTCCCTGTGGAGCCTTCTGGAGCCGCATCTGCACGCGGGCTTTGGCCAGCGCGGTCAGCGGAGCGGAACTGGTCACGGTGGGATCGATGCTGCTGGCCACGCCGCTGAGCAGGTTGCTGTGAGCCGTGTGGAAGATCGCCTTGCCGTCGAGCGTCATCACCGGGTTGCTGGTGATGAGTCCCCAGACCGTGTTCGATTCAAGCTGCGCGGCCGCCACGCCCAGAATCGCGGGGATGCGCGTCATGGCCTGAAGATCGTCGTTGATGATGACCTTGCGCGTGATGGCCACGACCTCGCCGAACGTCTGGAGCGAGTAGTTCGTGTTCATGTCGGTGAGGTTCGCCCGGTGGTACTCGCCCTTTTCGTTCAACTGCTGAAGGGCGGGAGCGTCGCTCAACTGCACGCGGTTGATCGGCTTGAAGTCGGGCGCGGTCACCTGGCGGCAGAACGGCTGGAAGGTGCGCGGATAGGACTCGTAAGCCTGCCGCAGCGTCTTGTTGGCGACGTTGGCGAGGATCGCGGGGAAGTCCGAGGTCGATTCGGCGCCTCCACCGAAGTATTCCGCTCCGCGGCTCGGAGCCTGCAACGCCAGTTCGGCGATGCGGTTCTTGTTCATGCCCCGGTGGTTGATGCCCCGAATTTCGAGGGACTCGCGGGCCATCTCCATGAGCGACAAGCCCACGTACTCGCGTCCCATTTCCTCGGCGCGCCGCTGATTTTCCGCGCCGCATCCGTTCAGCAGTTCTCCGGTCTTCGGATGCTTTGCCAGGAAGAACTTCGGATCATGGCGCAGCAGCATGGCGTTCTGCATTGCAGCCAGCCGGGTTTCCCCGCCATCGCGGGTGATGCTCAACTCGCTGCGAATGGGCCGGTCTTCGCCGCCCGTGGTTTGCTGACCCTTTGCGCTCAGCGCCGCGAAGGCCTCGACGCTGAACTGGTCTGCCGTCTTGCCGTCGGAGATTGCTTTGCGGACAAAGTCGTCTCCGAGAATCGATTTGAAGCGAGTGGCGCGGTGTTCGATTTCAACAATGCGCTCTCGCTCCAGCTTCACTGCCTCGCCGCGCGCTGCGACGAGTGCCTGTTCGTTCACACGGGCCTCTGCGCCCGCCGTCTGTGTGGTGCTTTCTGCCATGGCAGGTTTCTCCTTATGTGGGCTTGAGGCCCGTGCTGCTTGCCCGTCAACCTCGGCGGACAAAAACGTTGTGTTGAAATCGGCGGGGACCGGAACAACGGATATCTCGAACGGTTCCCAATCGGTCGCCGTGAACATGCCGATCTCGTTCGGGTTGCCATACGGCGGCTTGCCTTCCGTCTGAGCCTGTACCGTTGTCTTCTCGCGGTTGTAAATCCACGCTCCGAAGCTCAGGTTCTGCACGATCCCGCTGGACACCTTGCGGAACAACTCAGCGCCGTCTTCATCGCCGAGATCGAACTTCAGGGTGGCCATCCCGTTCGCGCCGTCCGCCCACGCTTTGTTCACGACGCCGACCTGCGCCTTGGTACCTGCCTTCCCGGCAACCACGGACTTGTAATCGTCGCCGGTGAAGTGGGTATCGAAGACGGGTGCGCCCGCGTTCAGGCGGTCGAGGCGCGCCCCGCCCATGTCGAGCGTGAGCATGTACGGATCGCCGGTGTCGGGGTCTTTCCTCGGAACCTGCGCGCCCGTGTACCAGACGACGTCAATCGTGCCGTCCTTCTCGTTGGCCGTGCTGGCGACAGGCTTTGCATCGGACGCGGCGAAAAACTCAAGCGCCTGATTTGCTTTCATGGTTTGAACCTCTTTTCTACGAGCGATAAATTCGGGAAGGCGAATCCCACGACCGCGAAGCGGGCGTTCCCGAGAACAACTCCGCAATGTCTTCTGCATCCGCATTCGAAACGGCGGGGACCTTCGAGCCGGGCATAGTAGGCTTCGAACTCGGTGTCCGCTCGTCGCTTGCGGCAGGCTGCTCCTGGCCGCGATCCGTCACGTTGCGCGGGTCGCAATCCAGAATGATTTCGAGCTTGTCGAGAATCTTGTTGACGCGCGCGATCTTCTGTAAGCGTTCTTCCGGGTCATATCCGTTGCGCGAGATCGCCTCGAACAGATCGAGCGTCCCGGTCCTGATCATCTTCAGTTCCGCGGCCGCGTCCTTCACCGGATCGACGCTCTCGAACTTCGGCGCGGTCCACTGCACTGCGTGTACAGCGATCTTCGGATCATCGAGCGCCTTCTGCGGAATCTTTCCTTGAAGGATCAACGTATCCACGAAGCGACGCCACACCGGCATGCAGAACAGCGGAATCAGTGTGAGCCAGCGGTAAGCCTCCACCGTGTTGCGGAACCCCAGCATGCCGCCGCGCCACGAGGAGTAATTCACCTGCGACATATCGCCGGTTCCCAATTCGTACGGCAGACCAATGCCAGCCATGATTCCCTGCAACTCGGTCATCTTGTACTCGCGGTAGCCGCCCGCCGCCGGAGGATTGTTGAATTTGATCTCCTGTCCCGGCTTCAGGTACTCGACCATGCCCGGTTGAAAGGTTTCGACGGGCGCTCTGGTGACCGGGTCGGTGCCGGAGATGCCGAGCGGATCGCCCTCGATACCTTCCGGCTGCTGCACGAACGCGGTGACGCACGCCTCTACCTTCTTGCGCACGCGCTCCGCGTCGCAGTAATCGTTGAGGTCTCGGAGCGCCATCATGACGGGCGAGAGCCACGGCACGCCTCGGACCTGGCCGGGCCGGAGCACGCGATAGACGTGCATGATCTGATCGGCCGGCACGGGCTGGCTGATGATTCCGCCGCGCGGATTCAGGATCAGCACTCCACCCGGGTGATAACTGAATAGCCAGTAGGCGGCGCGTCGGCCCATCTCGTCGAACTGGACGCCCTCCATCACGTGGCCGTTGATCATCCCCATGGTTCGGGACTGGTCTAAGAAATCTGCCTCCAGCATTTGAAGCTGTAGAGGAACGCGCAGATTAGAGGCGGCCAGACGCGGGCGAAACCGTACGAGCGCTTCGCCGCTTTCCGCCATCGTGCGAACGGCCAGCGTTTGCATCCCAAAGAAGTCCAGGCGCTGCGGCGTGTCGCAGGCATCCGCGAAGAAAGGCCATTCGGCGTCGATGATCTTGTCGATTGCAGCATTGCCTGTCTTCGCCTTCGGAACAATCCCGGTCCCGACTACATTTCCTGCCAACTCTTCAATCGCGCGCGCCGCATACGGATTGTTGCGGATCAGATCGCGACTCCGGTTGCGAAGCCAGATGAGCGATCCCATCAACTCGACGTTGGCGTCCGTCGAGGCGGCGTACCAGCCATGGGCGCGTCGCCCTGCGGTCGCTCCGTCGTAGCTGAACCGTTGCGCGTGCCGATCCAGATAGTCCTGGGTCAGTTCCAGCGCCACGCGGCTCCGCACCCGTTGCAACGCGCGC